ACTGTGGCTCTTGCCTTCGCTATTACTGAGGAAGCGGTGGAAGATAACCTGTATGACAGACTGTCAAGCAGATACACTAAAGCGTTAGCTAGAAGTATGGCAAATACTAAGCAAGTTAAAGCTGTTAATCCTTTGATTAATGGTTTTGGAGGTGGTTTCACTTCTGGAGATGGTAGCAATTTATTTGCAACTAATCACCCAACTATTGCTGGTACAGTGTCAAACACTCTATCTACAGCAGCGGACTTAAACGAAACTTCATTAGAGCAATCTCTTATTGACATTGCAGCGTTTACTGATGAAAGAGGTTTAAAAATTGCAGCGAAAGCAACAAAAATGATTGTTCCTTCTGCGCTACAATTCCTTATCACTGATGTTCCAAACGGAATGAAACATTTCGTTAGAACACCAATCAAAACAGCTATGGAAGGTGACTTCGACACTGGAAACTTAAGATTTAAAGCTAGAGAAAGATACCAATTTGGTGTGTCTGACTTTAGAGGAATCTTCGGTTCTCCTGGAGTAAGTTAATAGATAATTTTGAGGCGGGACACAATCCCGCCTCATTTACAAAATAAGAAAGAAAAACTCATGAAAAAACTTCTCATTAATATTTTTGCATACAATCACCATGCTAAATTTGAAATATTAGCTGAAGATAATGCAAAAGCTGTAGAACTAGCTATACTTGACAAGCTAGGAGAAAATAGTATAAAATGGGAAGATCTTGGAAACAACTATGATTCCAAGACAAATAGAATAACTTTTGAAGAGGTTATAAATGATACAAGACCTATACAAAGCAAAAAGGTCCTTGGAGTTGAAGTGGGAACAGGAGCATCTGTCTAATGGTAGATATACTCTTGAAATGGTCAGAATCGATGACAAAGTTAAAGAAGTCATCACAAAGATCAAGTTGGAAGAAGCAGCAATTGCCCACAAACAAAACACCATAGAAGGTGCAGCTCCAGAAGTTTCAGTAGCTACTTAATAAAAAGCTACATCGTTGAATAAATTCAATTCACATTATAGGCTCTCTTGCACTCTACTAAAAACTAGTATATAAAAAATACACTATACAATTAATTAGAACATAGACGCGTATAGTCGACGGCCTAGAGACTATGTTCAGAAACTAGGAGGATATAATTATGGCATCAACTACATTTTCGGGACCGATAAAAGCGGGAACGATTTCAAATACTACAGGTACAACTGTTGGTAAAGACATGAAAAATACTGGTCAAGTTGTAATGGCACAAACTTTTGCAGTTGACTTATCTGGAGGAGCACTTGCTGCATCAGCAACAAATGTAATCATTCCAGCAAACTCACAAATCATTGATTGTGTTTTTGATAGTATTACAGCAGCATCAGGTGCTACTAACATTAGTGTTGGTTTTGTTGGAGGAGCAGCTACTGCTCTTGTTAACACATTTGCAATTGGAACTACTGTTGGTAGAAAATACCCTACGACTCAAGCAGGTGGAGCTTTAGCTTGGGAAGATATCGGAACTACTGACCAAAGACTTAACGTAACTAACTCTGCAGCTACAAGTGCTGGTGAAGTTAGAATTACTATTTTGTATCAACAAAATACTAATTTAAGTTAATAAATAATTAGTGTGGGGCTTAGGCCCCACATAAATTTTAAGGAGATTAAATATGGCAAGTAATGGAGATATACAAGCAACAAGATCGACTGCAGCAGCTGGAGCTAGTGCAATTATTAGTCAGCCTATTAGACTAAGAGGTATTATAATTTCTTCTGATGGTAATGGAGCCGGTGTTTTAGAACTAACAACAACCTCTAATTCTGGATCTACTTTGTTTATTGGTGATGTTCCAACTGGAGATGTAATTAATTTTTCATTTCCTGAAGAGGGAATTTTGTTTCCAAAAGGAATTTTTTGTAAAACTAAAACTAATATTGCAGCTTACACATTATTGACGGACAAATATTCAGGACCAGGTTTAACAGCGGGGTAATTAAATGGCTAATACCACTTCTGGCACTACAACGTTTGACAAAACGTTTTCGATCGACGAGATAATTGAAGAGTCTTATAACAGACTTGGTCAATTTGACATGAGTGGTTATAATTTAAAAACTGCTCGAAGATCGTTAAACATAATGTTTCAGGAGTGGGGTAATAGAGGCCTTCATTTTTGGGAAGTGGCAAACACTAATATTACTTTAGCAAACGGTCAGAACGAATATAAAATTTTTAGATCAACGTCTGACGGTAATTCTAATGGAGTAACATCTACATTGTCAGCAGCTATTACTTCTACAACAGCTACTACAGGAATTACATTAGCTTCTATAACCAACATGCCAACCACAGGCACTATCAACGTAGGATCTGAAAATATTTCTTACACTGGATTTAGTGATTTAGAGCTCACTGGAGTAACACGTGGGGTTAATGGAACTACTGCAGCTACTCATTCAAGCGGCGATACGGTTACTAATTTTGTAAATCAAGCTACAGAAATTTTAGAGTGTTCATACAGAAATAACTCTAATGTAGATTCACCTTTAGAAAAAATAAATAGATCTCAATATCAGGCATTGTCTAATAAAACAGCTACAGGACAACCCTCACAGTATTTTGTTCAGAGATTTGTTGATCACATTTTAATAACCGTTTATTTAACGCCAGGTGCTTCTCAAAATGGAGATGTTATTAATTTTTATTATGAAAAAAGAATTCAAGATGCAGGTGCTTATACTAATGCAACAGATGTACCCTATAGATTTGTACCTTGCATGGTCGCGGGTTTAACTTATTATTTATCTATGAAGTATGCACAACCAAGAATACAAGAAACAAAATTAATTTATGAAGATGAATTGGCTAGAGCTCTAGAAGAAGATGGTTCTTCCGCTAGTGTTTACATTTCACCTAAAACTTACTATCCGAGTATATAACTATGGGAAATTTATCAAAAGGAAGATACGCATTATTTATTTCAGATCGATCAGGTCTAGCATACCCTTATAGAGAAATGGTTAGAGAATGGAATGGTGCAAGAGTTCACACTTCTGAATATGAACCAAAGCAGCCACAATTAGAACCTAAACCATACACTGCAGATCCACAAGGATTACCACATCCCAGACCGGCAAGAACAGAATTTCCAACTACAGATTTTTTACCAATCAATCCATTTACTATGACTAATTCTTCAACTCAAGTTTCTGTTAGCTTTCCTTTTAGTGGTTATCAAAATGGAGACTTTATAAGATTCTATGATGTTAAAAGTCCTGTAGGGGGAGTTGCAATTTCTACATTACAATTAGAAACTACTTTAAACGGAAATATTACAGCAACAGATACTTCTATTACTCTAACAGACTCTTCTGCTTTTCCTAGTCAAGGATATATTGCAATTGAAAAAATAAATGCAACATCTGGATTATATGAAACTGAAACTATTTATTATAATGGTAATTCAGCAAATGTTTTATCGAATTGTGTTCGAGGAACAGCTGCTCCTTTCAGAGGACAGACTCCCAAAAACACACCCGCAGGTAAACACTCAAGTGGAGCAAAAGTTTACGGTGCTTACGCAGTAACGATGGTTCCAACAGTAGTAACACAAGCGGGACAACCTTCAACTGTTACAGAATTTAACAGTTTTACTTTTAATTTAATTAGTGCTGCAAGTAGCACAGAAACGGGAGGCGGGTTTCAATGTTTAGCTGGACCTGTTAATGATAGATCATGACATACACAGAATTATTGCAAAAAATTAGAGATTATACAGAAGTATCTAGTAATGTTTTAACCGATACTATTTGTAATGGATTTATAGAAAATGCAGAATTTAGAATTCTTAGAGAAGTAGATTCTGATAACAATAGAAGATATGATACAGCTAATTTAATTGTTAATGATAGATTTATTGGTAGACCTGCAGGTTTGTTAGTTGTTAGATCCGCACAAATTGTTGATTCAGACGGAAGTTCTCAACCAAACAATAGAGATTTTTTACAATATAGAGACACAAGTTTTATGTCGGAATTTAATCCTACAGAAGCTACCGGAGTACCTAAATACTATAGTTTATGGGACGAACAAAATATTGTAGTGGCTCCTACACCTGATGCTACTTACACAATTCAATTAAATTATATCTTGAAAGATGAAGGTTTATCAAGTACAAATACTACAACATATATAAGTCAAAATTTTCCCAATGGACTTTTGTATGCATGCCTAATCGAGGCCTATGGATTTTTAAAAGGCCCACAAGATCTCTTGCAATTATACGAACAAAAGTATAAACAAGTGGTTGAAGGCTTCTCAATTGAACAAATGGGAAGACGAAGACGAGATGAATACCAGGCAGGTGTTCCTCGAATAGGAAAACAGTAAGGAGATATACTATGGCTATAACACAGGCAATCGCAAATGCTTTTAAAAAACAATTACTAGAAGGTGATGCAAGTTTTAAATCATCTGGTGGTGATGTTTTTAAATTAGCTCTTTATACTAACTCCGCAACTCTAAACTCATCAACTACTGCATTCACAACTTCTGGTGAAGTTGCGAACACAGGTACATACGCTTCTGGTGGAGATAAATTAACAGGTCAAAATACTTCAATCGCTTCAGGTGTTGCAATTGTTGATTTTGCAGATTTATCGTTTACGGGTGTTACGTTGACAGCTAGAGGTGCAATGATCTACAATACATCTTCTGCAGTTACTAATGCAGCAGTTGCAATTTTAGATTTTGGAGGAGATAAAACAGCTACATCAGGAACTTTTACAATTCAGTTTCCAGCATTTACTACGGCAGCAGCTATATTAAGAATCTCTGGTTAAGGAGAAATAAATGGCATTGGTTGTAAACGACAGAGTCAAAGAGACTTCGACCACTACTGGTACGGGTACTCTTAGTCTTGCAGGCGCAGTAACAGGTTTTGAAACATTTGTTGCCGGTATAGGTAATTCTAATACAACTTACTACTCAATTGTAAATGAGAATGGTGAGTTTGAAGTAGGCCTAGGTACAGTAACTGATGCAACACCAGATACTCTCGCAAGAACTACAGTTATTTCATCATCAAATAGTGACTCCGCGGTAAATTTTTCTGCGGGAACTAAAGATGTTTTCTGTACTCTTCCTGCGTCTAAAGCAGTCATTAAAGATGCTAGCGGAAACATTGTAGCAAATAATGGATCAGCATTAACAAATTTAAATGCAAGTAATCTAGCTTCAGGCACAGTTCCAAATGCAAGACTAGATGCTCAACTACAAGACGTTGCAGGATTATCGACAACTTCTGGAAAAATTATTCAAGGTGATGGATCAAACTTTGGTCTTTCAGCCTACACATTACCTACATCAGACGGATCTTCTTCTCAAGTTTTAACAACTGATGGATCAGGTGCGGTTACGTTTCAAACACCTACAGTCGGAGATATTACTTCTGTTGTAGCAGGTTCTGGTTTAACTGGGGGAGCAACTAGTGGAGCTGCAACTTTAAATGTTGGCGCAGGAACTGGTGTTACAGTTAACGCTGACGATATAGCTATTGGTCAAAGTGTGGCTACTTCAGCTAGTCCTACTTTTGCAGGATTAACAACCACTGCTAATGTTAATTTTGGAGATAATGACAAAGCTATCTTTGGAGCAGGTTCAGATTTACAACTTTATCACGATGGTTCTAATTCTTATGTTACTGATCAAGGTGCAGGCGATTTAATCATGGGTGGAAGTTCTCTTATAAAAATATCAAATGCAGCCTTTTCTGAAGATATGGCTGTCTTTAATAATAATGGTTCAGTAGATTTATACCATAACAACTCCAAGAAATTTGAAACAACATCTTCTGGTGTACAAACAACAGGTACTGTTAATGTAAACGGAGCATATACACTTCCAACATCAGACGGATCAGCTAACCAAGTTTTAACAACTGATGGATCAGGCGCACTTACTTTTGAAACACCAACTACTGGAGATATAACTTCAGTTGTAGCAGGATCTGGTTTAACTGGAGGAGCAACTTCCGGTGCAGCTACTTTAAACGTTGGAGCTGGAAACTTAATTGATGTTCAAGCAGATCAAATAGATGTTGATCTTTCTGAACTTACGACTTCTACTTCAAATGGCGATGGTGATTTTTTTGCAGTAGTAGATGCATCAAATGCTCAGAAAAAATTAACTAAAGGTAATATTAATATTTCAGGTTTTAATAATGACTCTGGCTTTACTACAAATACAGGTACAGTAACTAGTGTTGGTATTACACCAGGAACTGGATTAGATGCTGGTTCAGCTGTTACAACTTCTGGTACTATTAGTGTTGATTTAGATTTATCAGAACTTACTGACATGACAGCTACAATGACTGGGTCAGATGAATTTATTGTTTTAGATTCAAGTGCAGAGAGAAGAAAAGCGGCTAGTGAAATAGGTTTATCTATTTTTAATAATGACGCTGGGTTTACTACAAACACTGGAGACATTACTTCTGTTGTAGCAGGATCTGGATTAACAGGCGGTGCAACTAGTGGAGCTGCTACTTTAAATGTTGGAGCAGGCACAGGTATCGATGTTGCTGCAGATGCAATTTCAGTTGATGTATCAGACTTTATGTCAAACGGTTCTAACAACAGAGTTGTTACAGCTACAGGTGCAGATGGTATGAATGCAGAAGCTAATATGCAGTTTGATGGATCTACATTAACAGTAACTGGAGATATTGTTCCAGGAGCTAATGATAGTCATGACCTCGGTGCTTCAGACAATGTTTGGAGAAACTTATACACTGGAGATTTACATTTATCTAATGAATCTAAATCAGAAGGTAATGCAGTTGATGGCACTAAAGGTAGCTGGACAATTCAAGAGGGTGCAGAAGATCTTTATTTATTTAATAACAAATCTGGTAAAAAATATAAGTTTAAACTAGAGGAAGTTTAATAAATCATGGCGTTCGGGATAACAGCTTTTG